AATGCTGGGGCGGAATATCCACATTGCGATGGCCAAGCGCGCCGAGACAATGCGAGAAAGGGAAGCAATATCTCAGAGCAAATAGCGCCCTATGTAGATAGGGCTTTTGGTTTTTTAACTTTCCCGCCTTTTATTGACAAAGACTTAAAAACCGAGTAAAATGCAAATGTATGGACTCTACTTGGATAGGTTATCCGATAGGATTTGTGATCACTTATACGGTGTTTAAAGTTTTATTCGGTTGAATAATACAAGGATTTACAAATGCCAGCTAAAGGAACTACTAACAATCCTAACGGGAGGCCGAAAGGGCAGCCCAACAAGGCCACTCAGCAGGCCAGGGAGGCCATAGCCGCCTTTGTTGATGGTAACGCTCACAGGCTTACAGAATGGCTTGACCGCATAGCAGAGGAAAACCCGAAAGCGGCTTTTGATTGTTTCCAGTCGGTGATCGAATATCACATTCCCAAGCTGGCGCGCACTGAGCACACCGGAGACAAGGAAAATCCGGTGAGTTTTACGGTGAAATGGGGCGAGTGATGCGACTAGTGCCTTGGCTTGTAACGGGTGAGCTGGTAAATGGCCAGGTCATAAATCGCAAGGTTGATTTTGACCGCTATGAAGAGCGCCTTGGGTTTAGGCCAACTGGCAACCCAGAGTTTTCTGGCAGATGGTTATTGCTAACCGATGAAGGAGAGCTTAAGAACGTATCAACTCAGGATGCCGACGCTGATTGGGGCGGTGGGAGGATTGTGGGATGACGTTACCAATTCAAGTTTGCACACCCGAAGAATACGGCAAAGTTATTGCCCTCAACAACGGGTTTCAATGCAAAATTTTTGCAGGTCAGGGCGTGACCGCGTATGTTGCGAATGGAATCAAGCATGTATTGCATGACGCTGGATGGGATGCAATGATGGAAGGCTGGGATGACCAGACTTGAGGATGGCATATGCTTAATTGGAAACAGCGCGTTGCGGATAAGTGCAGGCAGTTTGGCTTGACCTGCGAAACGTCAGGCGATGGCCTTTTGGTGAATGGGGCATTCATGGAAATGACAGGCATAGAGATTCTTGAAGACAAGCACGCTAAAGCTCTTGATGATCTGATTGATTATAGGCTGTACAAGTTATTGCCTCCGGTGAAATGGGTAAAATAATGCTTCGAACCAAAGGCGGAATAAACATTGTTACCGACGCAACGCCGCAATGCTGGCTTGTTTCTTTGGGTATCAATGAAGATTTGGGCGCATGTCAACATTGGTGATTGATTACAAGCCGCGAGATGCGTTCAAGCCGTATTATGTGAATGAGAAGGATTTAATATGTTAAGTGCGGAATATATAGCTGGTTTTTTTGATGGCGAAGGATGCATAGACATCCGCTACAGAACAACGCATGGCGGAAAATATCAACGTTTTGAATTACGTTTAACTATCAGCCAAGTTTTTAGGTTGCCTTTAGATAAAATTGCGGAACAATGGGGAGGCAGCATATCGCCAAGGCGCTCCGGAAATATCCATTATTATGTAGTAACGGGTAAGCAGGCAAATGCGCTGCTTACGGCGATCCGCCCGCATCTTTTAGTGAAGGCTGATGAAGCTGATATTGCCTTATCGTTTTATAAGCTCACTAGTAAAAACAAATCACTGCAATCGCCGGAAACTATAAAGTTAAAAGCAACAGCTTTTTACGATATAAGGCAGGCGCGACTCAATAAAGGCGTTGCGTCGAAAGCCAGAAAAATTCATAATATAAATTATGGCTGATTTAATAATACCATATAAGCCAAGGGCAGCGTTTATCCCCTACCACAAAAATCAAAAAAGATTTTCTGTTACTGTTGCGCACAGAAGATGCGGCAAAACCGTAGCCCGCCTTAATCGAATAATCAGGGAAGCCATTAACTGCAACAAACTTAATCCTCGCTTTGGGTATATCTGTCCTTTTTACGTCCAAGCCAAGGAAATCGCTTGGCAGTATCTCAAGCACTATACCGCACCACTTGCGCCGCTTGGGGTAAAATACCACGAAGCCGATCTGTGCATCACTTTTGGCCACAATAACGCGACAATCCGGCTTTACGGGGCTGAGAATGCAGAGCGTATGCGCGGGCTGTATTTTGACGGTATTGCTCCGGACGAAGCGCAAGGCATATCCAGCGTTACGCTTCGCACCGTCATTCTGCCCTGCCTCGCAGACCGGCAAGGGTGGCTTGATATATCTGGCACGCCTAAAGGATGGAATAACCTGCTTGGCGAGGTGGTAAAGATAGCGCAGGCTAGCCCAGATGAATGGTTTTTGCAGATATTGAAGGCAAGCGAAACGGGCATTTTGCCGGAATCCGAGCTGGCAATGCAGCGCAAGTTGATGAGTGATAACGAATACGCGCAGGAATATGAGTGCAGTTTCGATGCAGCAATCACCGGCGCGGTGTATGGCAAGCAGCTTGAGGCGATACAATCACAAGGCAGAATCGCGCCAAACTTGTACGATTCAGCGTTGCCGGTGCATACCGCGTGGGATTTGGGCTATAGCGACAAGACCGCCATTTGGTTTTGGCAGCGCGTGGGAATGGAAGTGCGCTTGGTAGATTTTTATCAGGCGAGTTTCGAGGATGCGCCGCATTACATTCAGGTCATCAAGAATCGCGGCTATAAATACGGCGAGCATTATGTGCCACACGATGCGGCGAACAAGCTGCTTGCGGCTGGTGGTAAATCAATGATTGAGCAGCTGCACGCTGGTGGCATTAAAACCCGCCTTGTGCCGGCCACTTCGCAAGCAAATCAGATTGAAGCCTTGCGTTGGGTAATGCGGAATATGTGGATAGATACCAAGTGCGACATCGGCACGCAGCATTTGCGGGAATACCGTTACAAGTGGATTGAGGACAGGCAGTGCTATAGCGACGAGCCGCGTCATGATGTAAACAGTCACGCAGCCGATGCCGCAGAAATAATTGGACAAGTGTTGCGAAAAGAGGTACAAGAAAAATCTCCACCAAAGCCTAGATTTTTGGAAGAAATGACTTATGATGAGCTTTTTTCGGTCGAAAGCTCCAAAAATTCTACTGATAGGCGCGTTTAATGGAGATAGTCAAAGAAGGCGTTTTACGTGATAGCGTGCTCAACTTTTGGGTTGAGCAGGTCGAAAACTACGAGAAAGAGGCAAAGAACTGGGAGCCTCGCGCCAAGAAGATTATCAAAATCTATAAGAATAGCCGTGGCGAAACGGACAGAAAGGCTACGCGCTTTAATATTCTGTGGTCTAACGTGCAAACGCTGCACCCCGCGCTGTATAGCGGCACTCCCGTTCCGAACGTAGATAGGCGCTTTGAGGATGACGAGGAAGTCAATACCACGGTAGCGCAGATCCTTGAGCGTTCGGTTTCGTATTTTGTCCGTACAAATGATTTTGACGATTCCATGAGCCAAGTTGTGCTTGACCGATTGCTTTCTGGACGCGGCACGGTATGGGTGCGGTACATGCCGCATTTTAAGGATGTTAAAATCCAAGGCAATGACGAGGTTAAGCAAGAAGGCTTGCAAGTTACGGATGATGTAAATACTGGCGATGATTCTGTTGCGGAGGAATTGTACAGTGAAGATGTGGTTCTTGATTACGTTCACTGGTGCGATTTTGGGCATTGCGTGGCAAGAACATGGCAAGAGAATCGCGCTGTGTGGCGGCGCGTGTACATGACGCGCAAAGAAATGGCCGCAAGGTTTGGCGATGAAAAGGCAAGGATTGTGCCGCTAGATGCCAAGCCGCTTGGGAAGTCTGATAATTCAGAGGATGAATCGGATGGCAAACGCGCTTGTATCTATGAATTGTGGGATAGAGTGACAAAAAAGGCGTTTTGGTTTCATAAGGATTTATCAGAATTTCTTGACCAAAAGGATGACCCGCTGGAACTGAGCGGATTCTTCCCATGCCCGAAGCCGCTATATTCTACGCTTGCGAATGACAGCCTGATTCCTACGCCTGATTACACGCTTTATCAAGACCAGGCCTATGAGCTTGATATGCTGACAGCGCGCATTGATGCGCTTAACAAAGCGTTGAAGGTTGTGGGCGTGTATGATTCTGACGCTGAGGGCGTGCAGCGGATGCTTTCGGAGAACGTAGACAATAAACTTATTCCGGTGGAGCAATGGGCGGTTTTTGCTGAAAAGGGCGGGATTAAAGGCGTGGTGGACTTCATGCCGATTGATATGGTCGGCGAAGTGCTTATCAGCCTTTATGATGCGCGTGAGAAAATCAAGCAGGACATTTACGAAATAACGGGGATTTCGGATATTATTCGCGGCCAGACAAATGCAAGCGAAACTGCAACCGCGCAACAAATAAAGGGGCAGTTTGCCACGCTACGCTTGGATAATATGCAAAAAGATGTGGCGCGTTTCAGCCGTGATTGTGTTCGCATCATGACGGAGATTATCGCGGAACATTTTAGCGTTGATACGCTCAAGCAGGTTTCCGGTGTGCGGTTGCTTACGATGCAGGAAAAGCAGCAAGTTCAGATGTTGATGCAGGCGCAGCAACAGGGCTTGCAGGTGCCGCCTGTGCCAGAAATCACCATGAAGCTCATGGAAAAGCCTACATGGGAAGAAATTGAAGCGGTACTGCGTGACAAGGGTGCGCGTTGCTTCCGGGTGGATATTGAAACGGATTCAACCATCAAGGCCGACCAAGAAGCTGAAAAAGCTGCGCGCATTGAATTTCTGACGTCTGCTGGAGGGTTTATTCAGCAGGCCGCGCAGATTCCGGTTCCTGAGCTGCAGCCTCTTTTGATGGAAATGCTGAAATTTGGCGTAAGCGGGTTTAAGGCTGGCCGTGAGTTGGAAGCTGAATTTAAGACGGCAATGGATGGAATAAAAAAGAAAGCTGAACAGCCGCCTGCACCAGTTGAAGACCCGATGGCGGCTCAAGCAGCGGCTGATTCGCAAATGAAGCAGGCGGAGATGCAGGGCAAAATGCAAATTGAGGCTGCTAAGTTGCAAAGCGCGGACGCGCAAGCCCAAATGGACGCACAATTCAAGCAATCTGACTTGGCATTGCGGGAGCGTGAGTTGGCATTGCGTGAAGCTGAACTGGCAATTCAGCAACAAGAGATTGCCGCCAAATTGGAACTTGAACGTGAGAAAATGCAAGCTGATTTAGCAAAGGTAAGAATGCAGGCAAAGGCAGCAGTAAGTGAGGATGTAGCTATGACTGATTCTGATTTTAATGAAGGGCTAAGCCCGCTTCTTTTATTAGCGCAGCAAATGCGCGAGGACAACGCCGCGACGCAACAGGCGCTTCAAATGATTGCTCAAAGCAATCAAGCTATTATGCAAGCGATTACCGCTCCGCGTGAAGTTGTGACGCCTGACGGCAGGAAGTTTACATCTTCGGTAAATGATGGAAAGCACACTTTCTCTCTTTCTTACTCACCAGTAAGAGGTAACGCTTGAAAATGCATTGTAACAAGTTTATAAATGGCGTAACTTAAAAGTTTGGAAAGCATAAAAAATGGCAACCTTTAATAAGTTCAATGCTTGGGTTGAAAACATGGTGGAAGTTGCCAATCTTGGCAGTGACCAATTTGTTATTGCCTTAACGAATACTGCTCCAAGCGCTTCCAACAGTGTTTTGGCAGATATTACACAAATCAGCTACACCAATCTTTCTAGCCGCAATATCACCACTGCATCAAGCGCGCAAACTGGTGGCACTTACAGCCTCACGCTGAATGACCTTGTCCTGACGGCCTCTGGTGCGGTTGCGCCCTTTCGATATGTTGTGCTTTATGATGACACGCCTACTTCTCCGGCTGACCCGCTTGTTGGCTGGTGGGATTATGGTTCTAGCCTGACAATGGCTAACGCTGAAACATTTACTATCGACTTCACTGGCGCTGCAATAACCCTTTCATAGGATAAAAAATGACGGCCTTATCCGACAAAGTGGCGACATACGCGGCTAATGTTCCTGATTGGCAAATCGCGGATGACCTTAACGCCCCAGATGTCAATTTACCTTTCGTTTATTGTGACGTTGCCACTGCGGATGCGCGCGAGATTATGTTGGCGACGGGCGGCTGGGCGGCAATTATCACAGCTTCCACAAACGCAAACATCCCAACCGAACTACGCGACGCATGTATTTTGGCAAGGGACACGCTTACGCTTACCAACAATATACGCACTTCTGATGCCGCTATCCGCATGGCAGTTAATATAGCACTGGGAGGGCTTGTGCTGGCAGGAATCATAACGCAAGGCACGCTTGATGCGGTGAGCAGCCTGATGAAGCGCCACCCGTCATGGGCTGAGGCGAATGGAATTAAGGTAGATGCGCGGGCAGTAGGCTTGGCGCGAGGGGGGATTTAATGGCAATCGCAAAATGGGCAACACCTAGCACGAGGTCAAGCAACCTTGCGGGCACGACACTAAACAGCCTTGCGAATGGTAGCGCAACCACGCTTATCACCTATGATAACAGCACGGCGCTTGACTTATACAGCATTGTGACGGTGAAGCTGGGGTCAATCACCCCGACGACTGGCGGTTCGATTTCTCTGCGCGTATATAGCACTGACGGAACCGACACGCCGG